TAGGTTTAATATAATAATGTTTTGTGGATAAGTCAAGGACTCAGGCAATGAATGTCTGAGTTTTTTGTTGTCTTGCAAAAATAATTGTTTGACTTGAAGACAGGTATTTAGGGTTAGCTCCCCTATCTCCACACCCTGTCTTCTATTTATTTTTAGTGGTAATTAGTGTGGAGAGATAAAAATGTGTGGAAAGAAGGAATTAGAGATATTGTTAACAAAACAAGAAGAAGTTAAAATGAGAACGTGTACTCAATGTGGAGAAGAAAAACAATTAACGGAAGAGAATTTTTACAAAGAAGAAACTGCAAAAGAAGGATATAGAACGAAGTGTAAAGATTGTGCAAAAGGTAAATATAGGCATAAAAATGACGAAGAATTTGATATATTAGAATGGTATGAAAATAAATCTAAAATATTTAAAAATAATTGGCGTTTTGAAGATATTAAATGGATATATAATAATTATTTGAATATAAATAAGCAGGATTTAATCAAAAAATTTCCTAATTCAAATTACAAAACAATACATAATATCATTTGTCAATGGAATATAAGAAAAATTGAGAAGAATGATAATTGGTCTGAAGAAGATATACAATTTTTAATAGAAAATTATCCAAATATGTCTCAAATAGAATTGGAAAGATATTTTGTAAGAAGAACTTGGGATGCGATTAAAAATAAAGCTGCTAAATTATCAATATGTAGGAATGACGAAACTTTATCTAAAATTAAAAGTGCATCTCAAATTGGTCATAAGGTATCCGATGAAGCAAAAAGAAGAATGAGTCGTAATAGGCGTGGAAAAAAGACAGCAAATTATCGCGGAGGTATATCTCCTTTACATCCTTTCTTTAGGTCGATGTTATATGAATGGAAGTTAGATAGTTTTAAGAAATACAATTTTAAGTGTGCTATTTTAGGGGTATGGACAAAACAATTAGAAGTTCATCATGTTTACGAAAATTTTAGTGATTTAATGGTTGAAACACTTGAAGAATTAAAACTTCCTGTCAATAAAACTGGTGAAGATTATACAGAAAAGGAAACAGAATTAATATATAAAACTTTTCTAAAAAAGAATTATGATACTGGTTTAGGTGTCCCTTTAGATAGAAGAATACATAAATTATTTCATAAATGTTATGGAAGTAAAAAAAATAATATTCAACAATTCAAAGAGTTTATTATTAGATTAAAAATGGGTGAATTTGAAGAATATTTTATAGATAATAATATAATTTTAAATCATATAGATATTTATTTAGAAGAAATTGGTTAAATACTAGTTTATTCTCTTATTATTCAAAGGAGAAGATTTATGTGGCAACAAATCAAAAGAAAACCAATGTAAAAATAAAAAGAAATGAAATAACATGTAGTAAGTGCGGATTAATTAAAACTTCAAACATAAGTAATTATTTCAAGACTGAGAATCCTTTATATAATGAATTCTTTCCAACCTGTAAAGATTGTATTTATGAATTATATGACGCACATATACAAGGTGGTTCCGATATAAGAGATGCGACTATTAAGATATGTGAATTATTAGATAGACCATTTATTGAGGATGTATTTTTTTCGACTTATGAAAAAGAAAAAGACAGTAAGAAAATTTTAGGTTTATATCTTAAAAATTCGTCAATGCAACAGTGGAAAAAACAAGGTATCACAAGATATAAAGATAGTATATTTGCTAGAAATTCTTCACAAGGTATGCAATTAGTATTTGAAGACCAAACAAGAGTTTATAACGAAGAATGGAATGGTAGATATACTCAAGTTGATATTAATTATCTTAATCAATATTTAACAGGATTACATAATGATTTTAAAATTAATACAACAAGTTACAAGGATTACGCAAAAAAGATTTGCTGTGCGAGTTTAGCTGTAAATAAAGCTTATCAGGAAATGTTAGATGGAGTTGCAGGAGCAGACAAAAAATATAAAGATTTGCAATCCACATTTGATACTTTATCAAAATCTGCCCAGTTTAGTGAAAATTCAAGATCAAGCATAAGTGCAGGAATAAATAGTATTTGTCAAGTTGTAGATAAGATTGAAAGTAAATCTTGGATATATGAAACAGAAGAATATGAAAAGGATGCTATTGAACATTTATTAGACCAGTTTAATAATATCCATAAATCATTGTAGGTGATAATATGACTGTGTTTAAGAACTTTAGTAAAAAAAGTAGACATGTAAAAGACGGAGATTATGATAATTTAGATAGCAGTTTTAGTTATGACCCAATTAATAATGAAGCCGATAATCTTAATGATGAGGAATGGAAAAGGTTTATATCATATTATAGAATCCATTTGGATAAGTTCGCCATTGAAATTCTAGGACTAAAGCTCCATTTATTTCAGCGATTAATACTTAGGGCTATGGCTAGATATCAGTATGTAATGCTAATCTGTTGTCGTGGTTTGGGAAAATCGTGGATAAGTGCTGTATTTTTTGTCTGCTCTTGTATTCTATATAAAGGCTTAAAATGTGGAATAGCATCAGGACAAGGTCAACAGGCTAGAAACGTAATTGTTCAAAAGATAAAAGGAGAATTAGCTAATAACCCAAATATAGCTAGAGAAATAATATTTCCAATTAATACAGGGGCTAGCGACTGCGTAGTTAATTTTAGAAATGGTAGTGAAATAAGAGCGATCGTACTTGGGAGAAATCAAGGAGATGGAGCGAGAAGTTGGAGATTCCATTATTTGTTAATCGATGAGGCGAGACTTGTCCAAGACCAAATTATATCCACAATTTTAATCCCAATGACAAAGACAAAAAGACCAGTAGCTATTGACCATATGAAATCAGAAAAAGGGAAGGTAATTTTTATATCTTCTGCTTTTCTCAAAACTAGTGATTTATATAAGAGATTTGTTTACTTTTTTGATAAGATGAAAGAAGGAAATAAAAACTATTTTGTATGTGCTTTAGATTATAAGGTTGGAATCGAAGCAATGATATTCGACGAAGAAGATATTGAAGAAGAAAAAAACAAACCAGATACTACTGAGGAAATATTTCTTTATGAGTATTGTGGTCAATTTGTAGGTTCTAGCGGAGAAAGTTATTACCCATATGATGTGACAAATCCTTGCAGAACATTAGACAAATGTGAATTAATGCAACCAAAAAAAAGTAAATCACAGTATATTATAGTCCATGATGTTGCTATTTCTGACGCTAAAAACTCAGATAACGCATGTACACATGTTATAAAACTAAAAGAAAGAAGCAATGGAACATATTTTAAAGATGTAGTCTTTACAAAAACCCATAATGGAATGACGCTTCCAGATCAAAAAGATTTTATACGAGAATTGTATCATTTAAAATTTCCTAATGCAATAAAAATAATTATTGACATGCGAGGGAATGGAGAACCACTCCCATCTCTGTTTTATGAGTCTTGGGAATACAAAGATGAAAAAACTAAGGAAATTCTAGAATTCCCTCCACTAGTATTAGATGATGACGAAAAAGGAATCAGTATAAGAAACGCTATTCCAATAATTAGAGGAATAACCGCTACTCAAGGTAGCAATAATACAATGCACACTTATCTTAAGGCAAGTTTTGAAAATGGCACTCTAAGACTATTAAAACATTCAACAGAAATGGATGAAGCACAAAAATCAGATTTAATTACCATGGAAGAATATGTGATGCATATACAGGTTGATTTACTAATTCAAGAGTTGTCAAATATCAAACAGATAATGAGTAATTCTGGTAACATTATTTATGATCGTATTGTAAAAACGGTAAAAAGGGATAGGGCAACCAGTTTAGCCTATGGACTATCAATAGTAAACGAAATGGAAGAAGAAAATAGAAAAAATGTAAGTGATTCAGACCATGATTTTGTATTTTCATATTCCTAGTTATATAAACAAAAATGATTATTAAAGAAAGGAGGATTAATTTGCAAAATAACAATCCTCATTCCGAATCTGAAACAAACACTTCTCCTCTCTCCACATCTAATGAAATCGAATTGAACTC